CAGCACCGCACCCAGTTCAGCCAGTCCCGGATTTGCGGCGAGCACGGTCTCAACCACGCCTTCAGTGCGCCCGTAATACCGGACACAAATGGCGTCGAGCGTGTCGCCCTGTAGCGCAAAGGTCTTCATCAGATTTGACTCACGATGCAGCGCGGCTTGTCCTGGATACGCGCCACCGCCCAGCGCATATCCCGCCACAGTTCATCAATGGTGCTGTCAATGCTGTCAGCCTTCTTGTCACCTTTCGCACTGGCATCCACGCCGCGATAACGCTCATAAAGCGACGCGGTCGCCATCGCACACACGGCGCGCTCGTAGTAAAAAACTTTGATGCTTTCACCGTCGATGTCGTCCGCCGGGACGTCCGCCAGACGCGTAAAACCGGCGGCAATTTTCTGTTCGCGGTACTCGTACAGCTCCGCATTCGTCTCCGCCATACCTGACTTGATGGCCTCACGCAGACGGGCGGGGGCGACGGTCTGCTCAAGGCGCATACGTTCCCGGACGCGCTTCGGGTCGATATCGGGAAAAAAGAACGTGTTTTTAATCACCGGCTCGTCGCCTGCCGGTTGCGGGATGACCACCGTACCCTCACCGGACACGGGAGCCTCCTTTCGCGGAATAATCAGCGTCATCATGACTACCTCTGAAAAGTCGGGCGGTGGACGCCGGTGCAGTGTCAGGTGATTCACCCTCACTGACCGGCGTGCCGCCCTGGCGCGGGGCGCATTCGGTTGTTAACTGGCTTTCTTTTTCGGGCGTCCACGTTTTGCCGGTGTCACGCTCCGGATCTTACGCGGGGCGCGGGTGGCCGCTTTGGGCTGCGGCTCCGGCTTCGGTTTCAGCTCCCGCTCCAGTCGTTCAATCTCTTTTTTGACGCCTGCCTGACAGTCGAGCTGTGTCGCACGTTGCAGGTGAGCCAGCGCACCGGCGGCATCACCACCGTCACGCAGAAACAGACCGGTGATTTTGTGCAGCTTTGCGCGCACTTCATCAGGCATGTCAGCCGTGGCGGTCAGTTCAAGGGTCTCCGTCAGCAGGCGGGTATCCACAGACTCACCGGCAGCGTGAGCGCGCATGGCCGCAAGCGCTACCTCCTCGGTGAACATGTACGGCGGGGTACGGCGGTGTTTACCCGGCATGGTCAGACCGTACTTCAGGGCATAACGGGCAATCTCCAGCGCACCGGCAATATCGCCGGTATCCAGACGCCACAGCATGACCGTCATCAGAATGTCATCCTGTGCACCTTTGCCCTGCTCCAGCACGCCGTTCACCCACGGCAACCAGAACGGCAGCAGTTCGCGTTTTTTCGCGGCCTTCAGCTCTTTTGAATAAATCGCTTTCAGTGTGCGCTGGTCTGCGGCGAGCTTAACCAGCATCTGCTCATAGACAGTTGCATGTCGCAGCGGGGCGGCTTCCCGCTGCGCGGTCATCGCTGCCGAGACCCGCATCATGTGGCGCTGTGCGGGACTCGTCATCGGTTACGCTCCCGGCTCTGCGGTCGCTTTAGCCAGTGTGGAGAAATCACCGACCTTAATTTTTTCCACCAGACAACCGGCGGCGTAGTCTTCCACCACGTAATCAATGTTCATTGACTCGTAGTTCTCCACGCGGTCGAGTTTCGGGTTTTCCTCAATCACGCGGCGATGGCTGTCATCCATGTAGTAGATGGACAGGTTTTCCAGCTTTGTGATGAGCATCGCATCCGCCGGGAAGTACGGGACGCGTACCGCCGGCAGGTTACCGATGCGTTTCTGGCTGATGATGACGTCAGCGGCCAGCATTTCGCTGTTGTCCTGCTCCTTGTTGACGATGGGAAAATACTTGTCCGCCAGTAGCTGACGTCCCACAATCACCACAAGGTCAGGGTCTTCCTGATACCACGGCTCAATCAGGTTGTTGGTCGCATCCATCACCAGTGCGTCAAGGCTGGCATAATCACCGCCCTTACCCACGCGGATAACCTCAGAGGTGGTGTGCCCTTCCTCGTCAGTGACCTTGCTCATCACGCGCGCCGGGGCTTCATTGCGGTATTTCTGCAGCCAGCCGACCGTCACATCCTGCAGCATCGGATTGCTGCTGCGGTCAGAGGTTTCGGCACGCCTCACGCCGTTAAAACCGGCCATGATTAAATCAAGGGACTGGCGTTTGATAATGGCGTTACGGACACGGAGCTGGAAATCCTGATAACGCGCCCACAGGTCCAGCGTTTTGTAGCGGATATAAAAATCGAAGTTAATCTGGTCGCATTCGTACTTGTTTGACGCCAGCTTCGAGAAGTCCTTCGGCTGACGCTCGGTGCCACCGGCGGTGTCGGTGGTGCTGGCGATGGAGCCGGTGACACCGATGCCAATTTTTTCCCCTTTCATTTCGCTGACCGGCACAATGTTGATGCGGGTCAGAAAGTCAGAGGACTCCTGCATGGTGTTCATCAGGGTCTGGGTGACCGACGGTTCAACGGTGAATTTTTTCGACACATCACCGGCGTCGATGCCGTTCAGTTCGGCAACACGGGACAGGTAGGCATTAAATTTAAAGCGGGTTTCCTGGCGCATAGTTTTTCCTGAAATTAAGGGTTAATCGTGAAGGTTTTCCCGGACTGACTGACGCCGGTCAGCAGTTCGTCATCAGGGCGTCACCGCCACCACCGGTGGCCTTGCTGCGGCGCTGCTGGGTCAGACTTTCGGTGTGGTCGAGACTGTTTTTCAGGCGGGTGAATGCCTGGCTGGTTTCATCCGCCCTGTCAGTCACATCCTGCTTAAGTGCGGAAAAAGCGGTTTCCATCTCAGCGAGGCGCTGCTCAGTGGCGCTCAGTTTTTCCTGCACATGTTCAGCAACAGCGGTCACCGCTTCATGCACGTCATTCAGACGGGCGTCATCGCTGGCCTGTTTGCGGCCAAAAATGGACTTCACCTTTTCGGTCAGGGCGGTGAACACGGTTTCAGGCAGGTCTTCAAATTCCAGCTCAACGGGCGTTGCCACTGAAATCAGGTTTTCAGGGCTTAATTTGAAGCGGTTCAGGGGGTTGTGTTTTGCCGTGCGGCAGAATTCCAGGTATTCCGTGCCGAGGCTTGCCGGGTCATCGGTGACGGCCAGACCCACCAGATAACATTTGCCGGTATTGGCAAAGTTCGGCTGAATTTCCATTGAGGTATAGACCTTCTGCGCGGCCTTGTTCATCGCGATAAGGTCATCGGTCGGGGTGATTTTCGCAAACAGCGCCCATTTGCCTTTCAGCGCCGAATCATCGTCAATCTTTTCGGCCTTCAGTTCGGCCACATCACCATAACGTTTAAAAATACCGTCAGGCAGGATGCCGCGCAGATGTTCCAGGTTAATACGGCAACCATAGACACGCGGGTCAAAGGTTTCGGCCATTTCCTGAATATCCTGCGCACTGATGACACGCCCGTCACAGGTGTCACCCTCAACGCCGATACGAAAGAATTTTGAGACTTTTTTTGCCATTGTCAGGAGTCCTGAATAGTGATTAGAGGAGTCACATGTCGGCATCAGTTTCCCGACGATGCGCATCCTCCGCCATCAGTCCCGGATGGCTTATCACTGACACAACAGCACCTTAGCGAATCGCGGGGCGCGACTCAGTAGCCTTGCCGTGTATTCATCACGGCGAGGTATTCATGACCATCACCACAGACACCACTCTTTTGCACGACCCGCGTCGTCAGGCGGCGCTGCTGTACTGGCAGGGGTTTTCCGTGCCGCAGATTGCCGCCATGTTGCAGATGAAACGCCCGACGGTGCAGAGCTGGAAACAGCGCGACGGCTGGGACAGCGTTGCCCCCATCAGCCGTGTCGAAATGAGCCTGGAAGCGCGGCTGACCCAGCTCATTATCAAACCGCAGAAAACCGGCGGTGACTTCAAGGAAATTGACCTGCTGGGACGCCAGATTGAACGACTGGCACGGGTAAATCGCTACAGCCAGACCGGCAACGAGGCAGACCTTAATCCGAACGTCGCTAACCGCAACAAAGGCGGGCGTCGCAAACCGAAAAAGAATTTTTTCAGTGACGAGGCCATCGAAAAGCTGGAGCAGATTTTCTTTGAGCAGTCTTTCGACTATCAGCTGCACTGGTATCGCGCCGGGCTTGAGCACCGCATCCGCGATATCCTGAAATCCCGTCAGATTGGCGCAACGTTTTATTTTTCCCGCGAGGCGCTGCTGCGCGCCCTGAAAACCGGCCATAACCAGATTTTTCTGTCGGCCAGTAAAACGCAGGCGTATGTGTTCCGTGAATACATCATCGCCTTTGCCCGGCTGGTTGACGTTGACCTGACCGGTGACCCGATTGTCCTGGGCAATAACGGCGCAAAACTGATTTTTCTCGGCACCAACTCCAACACCGCACAGAGCCATAACGGCGACCTGTACGTCGACGAGATTTTCTGGATCCCGAATTTTCAGGTACTGCGTAAGGTGGCATCAGGTATGGCCTCACAGAGTCACCTGCGCTCGACCTATTTCTCCACCCCGTCCACGCTGGCGCACGACGCCTATCCGTTCTGGTCGGGTGAACTGTTCAACCGGGGACGCGCCAGCGCCGCCGAACGCGTGGAAATCGACGTCAGTCATAACGCCCTTGCCGGTGGGCTTCTCTGTGCGGACGGCCAGTGGCGGCAGATTGTCACCATTGAGGATGCCCTGAAAGGTGGCTGCACGCTGTTCGACATTGAGCAGCTTAAACGCGAAAACAGCGCCGACGATTTTAAAAACCTGTTCATGTGTGAATTTGTTGACGACAAGGCGTCGGTATTCCCGTTCGAGGAGCTGCAACGCTGCATGGTCGACACGCTGGAAGAATGGGAAGACTATGCGCCGTTTGCCGCGAATCCGTTCGGCTCCCGCCCGGTCTGGATTGGTTACGACCCGTCACACCGTGGCGACAGCGCCGGATGCGTGGTGCTGGCACCACCGGTGGTGGCCGGTGGCAAATTCAGAATACTTGAGCGTCACCAGTGGAAAGGCATGGACTTTGCCACTCAGGCGGAATCCATCCGCAAACTCACCGAAAAATACAACGTCGAATACATCGGTATTGATGCCACCGGCCTCGGTGTCGGCGTGTTCCAGCTCGTGCGCTCGTTCTATCCCGCCGCGCGCGATATCCGCTACACGCCGGAAATGAAAACCGCAATGGTGCTCAAGGCAAAAGACGTTATCCGCCGTGGCTGTCTGGAATATGACGTCAGCGCCACCGACATCACCAGCTCGTTTATGGCTATCCGCAAGACCATGACCAGCAGCGGACGCAGCGCCACGTATGAGGCCAGCCGCAGCGAGGAAGCCAGCCACGCCGACCTCGCCTGGGCGACCATGCACGCCCTGTTAAATGAGCCACTCACCGCCGGTATCAGCACCCCGCTGACATCCACCATTCTGGAGTTTTACTGATGAGCAAGAAAAAAGGGAAAACACCGCAACCTGTGGCAAAAAAAATGACCGCCAGCACCCCGAAAATGGAGGCATTCACCTTTGGTGAGCCAGTGCCGGTACTCGACCGCCGTGACATTCTGGATTACGTCGAGTGCATCAGTAACGGCAGATGGTATGAGCCGCCGGTCAGCTTTACCGGTCTGGCAAAAAGCCTGCGTGCTGCCGTGCATCACAGCTCACCGATTTACGTCAAACGTAATATTCTGGCTTCAACGTTTATCCCGCACCCGTGGCTTTCCCAGCAGGATTTCAGCCGCTTTGTGCTGGATTTTCTGGTGTTCGGTAATGCGTTTCTGGAAAAGCGCTACAGCACCACCGGTAAGGTCATCAGACTGGAAACCTCACCGGCAAAATATACCCGTCGTGGCGTGGAAGAGGATGTTTACTGGTGGGTGCCGTCCTTCAACGAGCCGGCAGCCTTCGCGCCCGGCTCCGTGTTTCACCTGCTGGAGCCCGATATTAATCAGGAGCTGTACGGCCTGCCGGAATATCTCAGCGCCCTTAACTCTGCCTGGCTGAATGAGTCGGCCACGCTGTTCCGCCGCAAGTATTACGAAAACGGCGCACATGCCGGATACATCATGTACGTCACCGATGCCGTGCAGGATCGCAACGATATCGAAATGCTTCGCGAAAACATGGTTAAGTCGAAAGGCCGCAACAACTTTAAAAACCTGTTTCTCTATGCCCCGCAGGGGAAAGCTGACGGAATTAAAATTATCCCGCTCAGTGAAGTCGCAACGAAGGACGATTTTTTTAATATCAAAAAAGCCAGCGCCGCTGACCTGCTGGACGCGCACCGCATCCCCTTTCAGTTGATGGGCGGCAAGCCGGAGAACGTCGGGTCGCTGGGTGATATTGAGAAAGTGGCAAAGGTCTTTGTCCGCAATGAGCTTATACCGCTACAGGACAGGATTCGGGAAATAAACGGCTGGCTCGGTCAGGAGGTCATCCGCTTTAAAAACTACTCACTGGACACTGACAACGGCTGAACATCGCCGCCTGCGGGCGGCTTTTTTACATCCCGTCATCACGCCCTCACACGCTCACCACCGCACAAAACACCCCGCAGACACACCAACACCACAACGGTCAGACTAAGCGCCGTCACGACGCGCTCAGACGCTGAAAAAATAAAATCAGCACCACCGCCAGCGCGCAGTGCTTTCCCCGCCTCGCCCGCCCGCTTCATGGGGCGGTTTTAATGCAGTTGCATTCGTATACACACACCTTACCCAACAAAGTGTTCATCTTAGGTTTTAGACCACAAAATCAAATGCAAAATCATGCAACTGAAAGCTTAGCTGTGGCTTGAAAATGTTACTCATCTAAGGTAGATCTTTTGTAATTGCCATGTCTTTTCCAGAGCAATTTTTGACCAGTTTTCATATATACACAAACAATAGAGAAAAATAAAAATGGAACTTAGTCTAAAAAATGTAACAAGCTACGACAAAAATAAATATACGAAAATATCCCTCGAAAAAAGAATAAATATCCTTTACGGGCAAAACGGAGCTGGGAAATCTACCATATCAAATTTTTTCTATAATCCAGCAGACGATGACTATAGGGACTGCCGCTGCACAAACATTAATAACTATCGTCCATTGGTTTATAATACAAAGTTCATTGAAGACAACTTCTTTGATAAAGATGTTCAAAAAGGCATTTTTACATTAAGCAAAGAAAACACCGAAATCGAAAAAGAGATAAGTAAGAAAAGAGAAATAGTTAAAGAATTAAAAATAAAACTAGAGGCAACAAAAGCAAATTGTAGAAAATTTAAAGACCGCAATAATGAAGCAGAAACAAGTTGCACTGAATCAATCTGGTTAAATACCGAACACATAAGAAACTCTGATATCAACTCATTAATGACAGGGTATCTCAAGAATAAAAGAAACCTTTTCACAAAGGTGAAGTCTTCTATTAGATTATCTAATATAGATTTAAATCAATTATTAACTGACTACAGAGAATTGTTGAATCATAAAAACACTACCATACAAACAATATCCCCATATAATCCATATATTATTTCTTTTGATGAAGAACAATTATTAAAGACCCCTGTCATTGATTCTAGTAATAGCTATTTGTCAGAAACAATCAAAAAGCTTCAGAATCTAGATTGGGTTAAAAAAGGTAAGGAAGATTATTTAGTTGACGACACTTGCCCTTTTTGTCAAAAAGAAACCATTGATGATAAATTCAAAGAGGCACTCGAGCAAATTTTTGATAAGAGCTACGCTCAGAGAATAACATCAATTGAAAAACTAAAACATATTTATGAATCCACTACTCAGGAACAACTTCAATTACTAAAAACACAGTTAACCGACTGTACGGCAATCACAATTGAAGAAAGAAAAACTAGTCTCGCTCACATTTCCTCCCTTGAGAAAATGCTAAAAAGTAACATTGAGTTAATTAATAACAAGATACAAAATCCATCACTCAGTGTAACTCTTGATAAAGATAATGATATCGAAGAATCTCTTCTAAAAGACATAAAACAATATAACGTTAGAATTAATACACTTAATGAAAAGGTAAAACAATTTAACCTTACTCAAAGTAAAATACAAAATCAGTTTTGGGGGGCATTGAGAAACTACTGCAACACAGAACTGGAAGTTTTAGAAAAAGTTCAAGCTGAAAACAACATCACTATCAAGAATCTCGAAGAATGTATTGATTCTATCAACAACGAAATAAACCACACTGATGATGAAATAAAACAATTAAGAAATAAAACATCCAATATCGACACAACAATCTCCTCAATAAACTCAAAATTAAAAAACCTTGGCATTACCTGTTTCTATATTGATAAACACCCAACCATAAAAAATAGTTTCGTTATAGTTCGCTCAGATAATACACTAAGTAAAAACGTATATAGATCTCTTAGCGAAGGTGAAAAAACCCTCATTACATTCCTCTATTTTATTGAGTATTGCAAGGGGCAAACAAATACAGATGAATTCGACAACCGAGACAGTTTAATCGTTATTGATGACCCCATTTCAAGTCTATCACAGAACTATATCTATGATATAGCATCGATGATTCACTATGACATTATCACTTCTGCTGATAAAGTGATAATCCTCACTCATAATCTATATTTTTTTCATGAGCTAATAAAATTAGCACCAATTTCAGAGAGAAAATTCAATAATACCTATCAGCTTTTTAGAATAACAAAAAACCTATATAGCTCTTTTTCTAACATCAGCAGAGATAGTTTACAAAATGAATATCAATCTCTATGGCAAATACTCAAGGACGCCAGAGATGGAAAAATTCACAATGTAGTCATTCCTAATACTATGAGGAATATCTTAGAATATTACTTTGCATTTGTTCATAAAACTAACGAATTACAACTTGAATTGAACAAGCTTGCACAAAATGAGAGCAACAGTAACTTCAAAGCTTTTTATCGATATATAAATAGAGGATCACACTCAGATTCGATAAATATAACAGACATGGGCGAAATAACGCCTGACATCTACATCAAACAATTTAAAGAAATATTTAAACTTATGGGAGATGTTTCACATTTTATTAAAATGTATGAAGAGAAAAATAATATAGAAGATACTACCGCTTAGGTCGCATATCATTTCATCGCGTTGGGTAAGAACGGCGGTGTTTACGCACCGTCTCCCAACGTCCGAAACGATAGCGATTGTACTGACGTACTCTCACTGGTTTCAACATGAGTTTATCTCCATGTCAGCGCAATTGTTGCCAATTGCAGCCTTTATACCCTATGCATAAAGCGTATACACTGAGCATTTCATGGGATATCCCAAGCGGTAGCCTGAGCATTTTATGGTAACTACTCAAAAAGATCAAAGTGTTCAGCAAAACCACTCCATTCATGACTACCCGAGAATGCAAACTTTTGTCCCTCATAACTAATAGTAGCGCCTCGTGCCAACACTTCTAGCTCCCATCGCTGCGGCCTGATACCGTTCTGAGCAAGGTCAACACGGATACGGGTAATTTGCATTCGTTCCGACCGGGTCAGCCTGGCTGATGGCGCTATTTCATGCGGTTTTAACGGGCTTCCGTTTCTTTGCTGACGGTTTGGTCTTCTCAGTCCGTGTTTTAATGCACCTCTGAGCGCCCTCACGACCTCCGGGTCACTCCATTCGATAACACCATCATCAAGCAGATTAAGCACTGCTGCGGCGTGCTCAGAAGCTGTGGGAGCCGGTAAGGAAGTATCACCACCGGTGAGCTTTCCACAGTTATTGACAGGACTCCGAGGCGCGGCGATGCCGCTTTTTAAAGTCAAAGGCTCAACGACCGGAACTTTCGGCACAATGCGCCAGTCCGTCGTTCTGGTGATATGAATATGACGCGCGCCGAGATGCGGCGCGTAAATGCCGACCACTCTCTCGACTTCTTCCTCGTACTCGTTAACTTCATCCGACGGGCTACGGGCGACTCTGACAGTCTGACAATCGCGCGGGACATTTGCCCCACCCTGCGCGCTGATATACAACGCAAAATCACCACTGTCTGCGGCGGCGCGTGCAGCCTCGACGCGCTCGTCAAACTCATCAGCAATGCTGACGCCGCGCGGCAATTTGCGTAGTTCACGGTAAGCACCCATTGTCGGCAGGCCAACCGTTTTAAATTGCGGGATGCGCCACGTTGACGCCCATGCGGTAACAGCCGCTGCAGTGTCTTTCAGCGGCCTGCCGGTGTCGTTATCGAGCTGACCATCCAGTGCATAGCCGTCGATGTTTTTTGAAATGTATTTCGCGATATATCCCGCAGCACCGCCCCGGTTAAGGTGTTTTGCCTGAAAACGGTTTCGCGCGGCTCCTCTTTCGTCGCCATCCTCTTTGAGCGCATAGCGACGCATGATTTCGATAATCTGGTTACGCTGGCGTGAATTACAAAAAAGCATCATATGCCAGTGCGGCGTTCCGTCGTGGTGTGGCTCGACGACACGCAAACCGTAGACCTGTAAATCATTATCCTTGAATGCCGTGCGCATCAGGCTCCAGATACGGCAGAGATAACGCTGCGCATCCTTTGGATTAAATGCCTCATCGTTCCAGCCGTGATTAAGCTGCACGGTTTTACTTTCGCCTTTTCCTACCTGACGTGTCGGGTGATACTTTGACGGCGCGGTCAGCGTGATAAACATCCCCACATCACCCTCTGCAGCGGCGTAACGCTCAATACCGGTAATGGTGTTCATCAGCTCCATCCGGCGAATTTCAGGATTAGAAATACTGCCCATCACCTTACTGATAAGGTCGATGCGCTCGCCGGTTTCCCTGTTTTCAAGGTCACACGATTTAAGAAATTCCAGATTTGCCTGGCGGCGCGCACGCACATCACGAATGGCGTGTTTACTGGCATAAGGAGAACGGTCTTTATTGACCTCCCCGACAGCTATCAGTAACGCTTCATGCCAGCGCATACGCTGGCCTTTAAGCTGATGAGTCCACCACTCATCGTTAAACAGACGGGCAATGGCAGAATATGCCTGCCTCGTGGTCATCTGTCTTTTACGGTATTTTTTCCAGTAGAGAGGGGAAATATTGAAAGCTCGTGCAGCGCCAGCAACATGACCATACAGGTGATCCTGAGCCTCATCCGTAAACAGTGATTCTTTTTCGCCATGCGCATCCACCCAGGCATCGCTGAGTTCCTCATACATCATGAAAAGCTGCGATGAGATACGGGCGGCAAACTTTTTCAGCTCCTTGTCATTCATTCCCGGCAGGCGCGCATAGTGATCACGCTCTGCCAGAAACAGCAACGACGCGTCGGTGTTCATTTCATGGCGCTGATTCACACGCTCAATGCGCGGCCATAAACGACGCTGAAAAGTGGATGTGAGGAAATAAAACCCGTGCACCGGGCTTTTATTGCGCCGGATGTAGTCATAGCGTGAAGTAAACAGCGAGCGCAAAAAGTAAGGCAGGCGGTTAATCGTGGATAAAACACCTTGCACCTGACGCATCTCGTCACGTGTAAGGGGTCTTTCGCGCCCGACGGCCTCGCGTGGCGCGTTCCATGCATAAGCACCGGTAAACGTCTTACCGGTGCCTGCGGCAAATGCTGACGGAGGGACAAAACGCCCGGAGGCTTTAACGGCCATATGAGCCAAAAGCCTCTGAACAACGCTTGCTGAGTTGCTCAACCTGCGCGTTTAAATCAGCAAAAGACTTTGCGCTTCCGGTCAGAATATCGTGATGCATCAGGCCGGAAACGAGCTGGCTTAATTTCGGGTAATAACCAACCACCGCCAGCCATTCCTGACCGGCGTTTTTACCGCTTTCAGCTCTCTTTTTCTCGTGGAGAATAAACTGAAAGCTGTCACTGGTAACGACATAACGTTCGCCAATTTCAATACGAATACTCATGCCGTTCTCCGGTAATGTTTGTTTTTTGCTTCAAAAACTGACTGACAGGAAACACAACGCGTGGCTGACGGATAAGCCGCACGACGGGCAGCAGGTATTGGCGCGTCACACTCTTCGCAAACCATCGCAGAAGCACCGCAATGTTTTACCCTTGCCGCGTTAATCTGGCGCTCCAGTAATTCAGCCTGTTGTGCCTGAATAAAATCTACGTTGTCCGGCATTACCAGTTCCTTTTGTCGTTAAGGTTTTTAAATTCATCAGCGCAATAGCTGGCGATTTCTGTCGTTAATTTCGTCAGTTCATCCACGGAGGAGATTTGCTTGTGAAACACAGCGCGTTTAACAAGCAAATTGACCACATCAGACAGGAGGTTTAATTCGTTCTGATAAATCGCGATAACAGACTCAGTTATTTCGCGTTTTTCTTTATCAAGACCAAGTTGAATAAGAGACAAATCGCCATTTTTCATAACGGCGATTTTTAAGGCGTTATTCAGTAATACAACTGAACGAGAACAGGACATCAAAGCACCTCCCCGCGAGACAATCCGATATTGTGAAATTTTTCCGACTCCTGACTGAGCAGCTCGACTATCTCCACGCGGGATAACTCCGCCTTTGTGATGTGGCGAATCATGGCATCAAGATGAGAAGAAAAGCGCGTCGCAGCGTCGGCCTGTGCTTCGGTTCTGGCCTGTTGCAGCAGTAATGCGTATTTACCGCACTGATTTTCAGAAACTGTATGCATAACTTTCTCCAGGCAAAAAGAAGCCCCGCACGATTAAGTGCGTTAAAAACTCTGGTTAATTACTTAATGCAGATATTGCTCTGGTTTTACCGACGTCAGAATTGTCGGTGCATACTCAAACAGGCTGAATAATTCACGTAATGCACGGAATAAAGCATCACGCCAGTAACATGACTCTTCATTAATTCGCCAGTATGGCTGGTTAAATTCTTTTTCAGTCAATCCGGCATGCATAAATAAAGTACGACGCTGACTGACTGTTAAAAAACTAATATATGCATACTCACTTGCACCGACCTGACGACGTTTTGAGAATGCCCCACGCAATTCATCAATTGCACATACCAGTCGTTCACGTTCGACGTCGTTCATTTCTTCAAAACGCATCGTTGCGTGACGCTGTTTTAACTGCGCATGAAAGCAAACTGTTAGCCGTTCGCGCTCCATCATCTGATTATAATAATCACATGTATCCTGCCAGCGAGGAACGGCAAGATGCTTACCAATTATCCGGCGCATAGCTGCTGGCTGTTTTTCAACGAGATTGAGCGTCATCACTGTCATTTCCATACCCTCCGGCTTTTCAGAAAGGTCAGAGCCTTTTTTAACGGACTCTGTTTTTTGGTGCGGATAATGATTCCCTTACGCCCCTTACCGTGGGTGATGGTGAAGTCAATCGCCCTGGGGCTTTCGTTACGCAGTAACTGAGCAATACAACGAGGCTCATTCATACGGTTCTCCTTAACGTGGTTCACCGAGACCTAACCACATCAACCAGCCGTCACGAATCTCTTTAGGTCGGCTTTCATAAGCCAGTTTTAGTCCGTTATTCCATGCCGGAAGGTATACCCAATATTCACCTGCACGACCTGAAGCTGATTGTGGATCGGTCATATCAATTACAGGCAGCTTTCCTTTATCGATCATCCGACGAACCGCTCCTGTCGATTTTCCTATTAGTTTTGCGAACTCCTGATAAGGAATCGCATCAGTCATGAGTGTTACTTGCTTGCTCATGTCGTCCTCTAGCCCTCATGAATTGCGTTTAATGTCTTATAATGCCTTTTAGTGCCCACATCCAAGCACTAAACAATCTACATCTAAACTAAATACTATTGAGATCTAAACACCATGTCAAACACGATAAGCGAGAAGATAGTCTTAATGCGAAAATCAGAGTATTTGAGCAGACAACAACTTGCTGATTTAACAGGGGTTCCGTATGGCACGCTGAGTTACTATGAAAGTGGTCGTTCAACACCTCCAACAGATGTCATGATGAACATCCTGCAGACCCCACAATTCACCAAATACACTTTATGGTTCATGACCAATCAGATCGCTCCTGAGTCCGGGCAAATTGCGCCCGCTCTCGCACACTTTGGGCAAAACGAAACAACGTCGCCCCACTCCGGTCAAAAGACTGGTTAACAATTCATCGTGAATATATTCATCACAAGTGCCTACTATTGGTGGCTAAATTTCAGCCACCACGAAAAAAGCGATTAGTAGTCGCAAAAAAACACACCACTCGGAGGGTTTTCTGATGGCAATCAAAAAACTCGATGATGGTCGATATGAAGTGGACATCCGCCCTACTGGACGTAATGGAAAACGCATCCGTAGGAAGTTTGATAAGAAAAGCGAAGCTGTCGCTTTCGAGAAATACACGTTGTACAACCACCACAATAAAGAATGGCTATCAAAACCAACAGACAAGCGACGTCTGTCGGAGCTGACACAGATCTGGTGGGATTTAAAGGGTAAACACGAAGAGCATGGGAAATCTAATCTTGGAAAAATTGAAATCTTCACAAAAATAACGAATGACCCATGCGCATTTCAAATTACGAAATCGCTTATCAGCCAGTACTGCGCCACCCGAAGAAGTCAGGGTATTAAACCTTCGAGTATCAATCGTGATTTAACATGTATTAGCGGCATGTTTACAGCCCTGATTGAAGCGGAGTTATTCTTTGGTGAGCACCCTATCAGAGGGACAAAAAGGCTTAAGGAGGAAAAACCAGACACAGGCTATCTCACGCAGGAAGAAATTGCCTTACTGCTTGCTGCTCTTGACGGCGACAACAAAAAGATTGCGATTCTTTGCCTGAGTACTGGAGCACGTTGGGGAGAAGCAGCTCGTTTGAAAGCAGAAAATATCATCCATAACCGCGTCACGTTTGTTAAAACGAAAACAAACAAACCACGCACCGTCCCGATCTCAGAGGCTGTTGCCAAAATGATCGCGGATAACAAACGAGGTTTTTTATTCCCTGATGCTGATTACCCTCGCTTCAGACGAACAATGAAAGCAATAAAACCGGATTTGCCAATGGGGCAAGCCACACATGCACTAAGGCACAGCTTTGCCACTCATTTCATGATTAATGGAGGAAGTATTATCACGCTACAACGGATACTAGGTCACACGCGGATTGAGCAAACTATGGTTTACGCTCATTTTGCGCCAGAGTACCTTCAGGACGCAATTTCTCTTAATCCGCTAAGAGGTGGTACTGAGGCCGAGAGTGTCCACACAGTGTCCACAGTAGAGTAACGTTTAAGGGCTTTCAGTGGTAATTTATGCCGCTCAAACCCGCATTGTACCGTTGAAAGCCCCTACTGGTGACACCCTAAATCTCCCTTACACGGGCTTATTTTTTATGCATAAGCCCTATCCCTGGTCACCGTCTTCCATTGACCACATCGATAGAATCTCCCTTCATAGCACGATGCCTTTCACGTAACGGCATCGTGCTCGCACAGGTTCCGGCTAAGCACAACCAGAACGCGCATGTTTGATGCTTACCAAAAAATATTCTCACTCTCCACATTTGAATGTCAGACGAGCGACGCCATGTAATCCTGCACCTTCTGTCTTCAGGTCAACTATCTGCATTTTTTTGCCCTGAGTAACACAGAAATGGGCTGCATCATTTTTTACTATATTTTCTGCACCAGATATTCTGCCCCTGGCTAAAGAAGCTTCGGCTTCGGTGTAGTATTGATTATCGAGTTTACGCTGAATATTACTTTTATATGCAAGACCAAATTTACCGATACTTGTCTCATCATTATGCACAGCACAACCAGACATAATAAAAATACTAATTAATGATATAGCAGCTATCTTTTTCAT